TTATCCCTTGTAAATAGGTTGGTATGATCCCCGTAAAGTGATCTTATCAAGTCCGTTATCGAGGTTGTACTTGTCGTCGCTAAGCTTCTTTTCCCGGTAACCTGCCCGTGAAAAAGCTTCGACTAAGCGCGCCATAAATTCTTGACCACCTTCTGCAGTTTCATAAATCATGTGGTCAATGTATTGTGGCATGTTTGTACTCTTCCGCAATAAAGTGATTAAGTACACCTGCTTATCAGTCTTGTTAATTTCTGAGGTATTTTGCATCAATGACATATCTATTTCCTCCTATTCAATCCAAGAATTCTCTTCCTACTCATATTATAAATTATGTACAGGATTAGTCAAAACTGTTTATCAAAAAAATGAGCGAAAACACGAATAAGTTAATTAGAAAATAAATGTCCTCCTGTAAAATATAATAATATTTTTACCCTAACCCTGTAATTTTCCTTAATTAAGTGTTACTATAATGGCGAAAGGAAGCATAATCATGGAAATTAATGCAGATGCTCTTAAGAACTTCCAAGATTCGAAGTTCAATTTTGTAGATGCAGATGGTAATGATGTAGACTTTGATAACTTGGACGAAAGTGTAAAGTACACTCTTCGTGATGGTGAAACAGTTGTTGAAGATGATATGCATGCCAAGGACGTTGTTGATACTATTAATAATGAATATGGTAAAACAATGAACGTTTAATTTCTTGATATGTAGAATTAAAAATAGATTCCTATCACTCAATCTTTGATAGGGACCTATTTTTTTACTATCTAAATTGCTTCTCTTGCCCAAGAGTTCTAAAATTAGAAATAAATTGAAAGATAAGGGGCTCTTATTTATGATGAACATTTTATTAATCATCTTAACAGCAATTTTTATTATCGAAAGTATTTTTGAAGTTCGTTATTTTTGCCAAATTCGAACCATTTTTAATCAATCTAACCGTATTGAACCTACTAAACGAGTTCAGCGAATCGTCACAATTGAAACTCAGTGGTCATGGATTTCATAGATCTTCTTACTCTTACTGTTTGTTTTACCAGACATGTATACCGCTATTCTCATCTGTGTCATTACCCTTATTGAAACATGGGTAGTCTACGAACTTTACAACGCTCGCGAATATGCTAAGAAAATTAATGAAAAATAATAAAAGTAAAGAGGAAGGTGTTACAAGCTTAACGCCTTCCCCTTTTTTATGCTACACGCACTTTTGTTAACAGTTCATAAACATAAGACAACTCACTTGGACGAAAGGCGCCATGGAGGGTCCCCACTTTTTTAAAGCCGCTCTTAGTTGCGATCCGTTGCATTGCCATATTATTTTCATTTGTGCTTAAACGAATTGATTTGATTTCTGGACGCTCGGTCTCCAAATACTCAATCAAACTCAAAAATAATTTGGATGCATATCCTTTTCCTGCGTGCCGTGAATGAATAGCTACGCGGTGGATTACAACATAATTTTCAGTATTAATTAGCCATTCCCCGTTGAGTTTGTCATAAAAATGATCCGGTGCTTCAACAATTGCTAACGTGCCAACTGTTTGTCCATCATCTGCTTTAACGAGATAAGCATAACCATTCTCGATATCTTCTTTTACGTGGGTAACGTTCGGATAATCCCCCTGCCATTGATCAACGCCCCGCTCAGCTAACTGGTTACGTCCATCACGTAAAATATCTACTACTACATCTAAATCTGCCATTGTTGCTTTCCGGATTTTCATTGTAATCCCTCCTTAAAATCGTTGCTTATAGCTAAACCATAACAAATTAAGCAACTAATAGTATCACACCTTGAGATTCATATGCAATTACTTTTTATTTTTAAATTTAGGAAATCGATAAACTTATATTAAATAAGCTATTGACATCGCTTACATCTAATATTATATTATTAGGTGTAACGATAAACTAAAGCGTTTTCAAATAAATAAAGGGAGAATTACTACAATGAATTATTTTATCGGTGTTGATGTTGGAACTACTTCTACAAAGGCAGTTCTATATGACCAAAATGCAACTGTGTTAGATCAATTTAGCCAAGGTTATTCCCTTTACCGCGATGCTAGTGGAATGGCTGAACAAAACCCAACTGCAATTGTCGAAGCAGTCGAAAAAGTTATTCATGATGCAGCACAAAAAGCAGATTTAACAAATGGAAAATTGTTAGCGGTATCATTTTCTAGTGCTAACCAAAGCGTGATTATGCTCGACAAGAATTTCAATCCCCTTTCACGGGTCATCACTTGGGCTGATACCCGTGCACATGATGTCGCCAACGAATTAAAGAATAGTCCTGCTGGTCAGCAAATTTATGCTAAAACAGGTACACCTATTCATCCAATGTCCCCATTGACCAAGATTATGTGGCTCAATAAGACACAAGCAGATAAGGTTGCTCAAACTGCATATTTTGGCGATATCAAATCCTACCTCTTCTACCAGTTTTTCAATACATTTAAGGTTGATGTTTCCATCGCTTCATGTACCGGAATGATGAATGTCAATACGTGTGACTGGGACGATCAAGCATTGGAACTCGCTAACGTCGACCGTTCCCAATTACCAGAAATCGTGAACGGAATAACCCAAGCGATTGGCCTAACAGCAGCGGCGCAAGCAAAAATGGGTATCCCCGCTGACACGCCATTTGTCTATGGTGCCTTTGACGGTGCTTTATCTAATTTAGGTGTGGGGGCAATTAAGCAAAATACTGTTGCCATTACGATTGGGACTTCGGCTGGTGTTCGGGTAGTAACTGACCATCCAGTGATCGATCCTCAGCAACGACTCTTCTGTTACGCCGTGGATAAGGGCTTATGGGTCATCGGCGGTCCGCTTAATAATGGTGGCGATGTCTATCAGTGGGCCGTTGAACACTTAGTTGACGCTAGCGCAGTTAAAAATGAAAATATTGATCCCTACACTCTTGCTAACCGAGTTATTGAAGGTGTTCCCGCCGGAGCTCACGGCTTGCTCTTCCACCCATTCCTTGGCGGTGAACGAGCACCATTATGGGACGCTAATGCGCGCGGCAGTTTCTTTGGGCTTTCCCACATTCATACTCGTGCCGATATGCTGCGCTCAGTAATGGAAGGAATTTGTATGAATATTGCAACTGTTTTCCAAGCGGTTCGTGATCTTGTTGGTAATCCTGCAAGCGTAACTGCAACTGGCGGTTTTGCGCGAGCTGAAGTTTGGCGGCAAATGTTAGCAGACGTCTTGAACTGTCCGGTCAATATCCCGAACTCATTTGAATCTGGTTGTCTCGGTGCAATCACCATGGCAATGAAGAGTTTAGGAATGATTGAAAACTATGAAATCATTAAAACATTAGTTGGTGATATCAGTTCTTATCAACCAAATCAAGATGCGGTTAATGTTTATCAAAATTACTTACCACTTTTTAAGCAGGTCGAAGGATTATTAACACCAGCCTATTCGACCATCGCTAAATTACAACAACAATCTACTACTCATTAGGGGGTTATTATTATGCCTTTACTTATTGTTTTAATCGGGGTTATTATCTTAATTTTCATGATTGTTAAACTAAAGATGAACACTTTCGTTGGTTTAGTAATCACATCATTCGTCGTTGGTTTGTTACTCGGCCTTCCACTTACAAAAATTCCGCAGACAATTGAAACTGGTTATACCTAATATACGAAAATATACAAAAAAAGAACGGCACCCCTCAAATGAGAGATGCCGTTAAATTATAAACCACTCGTTTATGTATATATTATATCATTCTCCGAACAGATCAGCTAGTCGTGCCACTATTAGTCAACAAAGGTAAATAAACACCTGTTTCCTTTACGGACACAAAAAAAGACTATATACTTAAGTTGTCATACAAGTATATAGTCTTTCTCGTCCATCACTTAATAACTGATGGATTTTTTTATTTTAAACTAATGATAATTTTTGTAGGGTCTTTACTAATTTAGGATTTTCTAATAGTTCATCCATCATTGACTTAGGATTAATATCAACAGTTTGATTTACAATCTTGTTTATTTTTCTACTTGGAACTTTAACGAATTGCCTTTTTAGATTTTTATTCATTATATCAGCTCCTTCCAAATCGCTACGAGCATAATACTATATTTATTATACATTAAAAAGCCCTAGTAGTAATCGCATTCTAAAGTTTGCAACTACTACTAGGGCTTCAAATATTCAGCTATTTTAGTTACTCATAGTTATTTTAGCTACTTGAATGTTCCGAACGCTTCATTGGTGTTAGCGTCACGACAAGCAATATAACCATATTGCCCGTGCTCTCGTGGCTGACGTAACCATACGTAACCACCATGACGTGAGTAAGCGTCATACTTGATAACTGTACCTGCCGGAACAACGGCAATTACAGAAGAGTTAATAGTTGCTCCCCAGCGTAAATGAAGAGCGCAGTTAGAAATGAATGTGCCGTTCTCTTCAAACCAGTGGTCGCCCAATGCGTCTACCCAGTTAGAAGTTGATGGTGCTGGATTAACTGGCGTTGGTGTCGGATTAGGCTTAGGTGCTTCAATCTTTGGTGTAGTTGCTCCTGCAGGATTAGCAAGCTTATCCCAACTGGCTGCATCAAGATAGAAGATAGAACGATCAATATCACCACCGGTGTATTGCCAACCAGTAATGAACTTGAAAGCCCCACTAGAAACATTCATGTTAGGAACAGTCCAACTATTCCAATTCATAGATGCATATTTAGCAACCCACAAACCGCAATCATTAGCACAGTTGGCAACCTGCCAAATAGCAGATTCTTGTACATAGATTAACGGCCAGACACCGGTTAAATGATGCACTTCATTAACGAATTGACGTGCCCAGTTAGTATTACCCCATGAAGCGTTTTGATAGCTCTCCCAATCAAGAATAAGCAAGCCTTGCCCTACATAGTTCTTTATGTTGCTAATGAAGAATTGTGCTTCATTAATAGGATTGCCACCACCTGCATAGTGATATAATGCTCGCTTCTTACCGAGTTGACCTGCTAAGTCCCATTGATGATTACACTTAGGGTTTACGTAGCCTGTTCCTTGCGTAGCCTTAACAATAACCCCTTGTGCGTGAGGATCACGGATAACGCTGTCTGGGCTTCCACTATAAACATCTACTGTATACATAGTCATTATATCAACCTCCTAGCCCTTAACTTCACCAGTTACATCATTCTTGTCTAGCGTTAGCTTATTAGCACGATTAGGAGCTGTCTTGATTGCTTCTAAGACAGGATCAGCCTTTTTTGCTTGTTGCTTGTCGTCATTACTTTTATTTGGGTCAACAGTTGGTGTTAACGCTGATAGTTCATAAGCTGATTGAACCGCTGATTGAACTTGCTTCATATCTACGTTGAGACCCTTGTTAGCAAGGTAGGCTTGTACTTGGGTGACGGCTTCAACGAACTTGGCTTGACCAGTCATATCTTTACCGACAAGAGAATTAACCACCGTCATCGAGACTTGTTGAAGCAACGTCCATGCTTCTTTTTCTTGGGCTGTTTTAGCGTGCTTAATCTTGCTATCAACCCAAGGTTTGCCGAATGCAACAGCAATATAGATCAGCAATGCTAGAAAGCCCGAATTGATAATCCAATTAATAATGTCGTTTAGTGCTTTCATGACGTTTCCTCTCCTTTATTTCTTCTTTTAACTTTCTGTTCTGCTCCCTTAATCTGTCGGCTTCTGTTGGTTGACTTCGCTGGTGAGCAGTTATCCAAGCAACGATAATCGAGCCAATCGTAGTGATTAAGGTTGCTAGTACTTGATCGCTCACCTCGCCTCACCCTTTCAAAATTACCGTTAAAACAATACGAAATAATACAAAGAACGAATACATGCTAGGGATACTTAGCAAGTTCCCTCGCAATTGATCGTGAATAACAAAACCGCACAAAAATAACAGCCACACGAATGTAAGTGAAGCTGTCATGATCGTTTTATAGTGGAAATGTTGAATATTCCAGAGCGAATAAACTAGCGTAATAGTGCCAACCACACCTAATAGGAAGATGAAAGGCGGATCGTCTAGCATATCCAACACGCTATTTGGTGGCGGTGTGAAATTACCTGTACTATTGGTTAGAATGAAATACACCCCCAGCCCGTATGTTTCCACCGCTGTGAGGAGCCACAACCAATTGTGGCGTAGATTGTTAAGCATTCATGTAATACCTCCTTAAAGCCGCCCATAATAAAAGCCCCACTCGTTTGAGTGAGGCTTATTTATGTATTGTGTATTTCTAAAGCGACTATGTTTTAGCTAAGCCAACTGTTGCTGATCGTAATCTTGACCAGTGATTTGCTTATACTCATCTTGACTAATCATCTTTGCTAAAACGAATGTTTTAACATTATCTAATGTGTACCAACCCGCTTGATAGGATTGTTGAACTAAACTAAACATTTATTTCGCCTCCTTAGCTGTAAGTTGTGCTAACTGCAACGCTAATTGTGAATTAAGCTTTTGCTGACTAGCTTGAAATTGAGCTTGTTGCAATGCTAATTGGGCAAGTTGCTGTTCCCTTGACACAACTGTCCGTTCAACCCAATCTGTTCCATTCCATCTAGGATTAGCCATACCAACTGTAATACCTTCTATAGACTTGCCAGACTCATCTCTATATGGCTTAACGGGAGCCTTGGTGGTCGAATCCGTTGGTTGACTGTCTGAATAAATAAATCCCGTATAGTTGCCGTTTTTGTCATAGCAATAATACATTGTTTTATTATTAGAAGGCTGATTGAGTGGTGGATTATTATCTGGAATCTCACTAGCTTGTATGGAATTTCCATTGTTTAACATTATTAAACGCCTCCTTACTTAAGAGATGTATTCTGGTCTTCATCATATGAATAGGTTCCAGTTCCATATACTCGACTCACATCATAATCAGAAGTATTGATAATCTGAATTGCTCCGTTCTGTTTTAACACAATTGCAACTGATCCCCATACATTATCTCCTTCACCACTTCCAGCAAAATAAACAGGCACTGACGGCCGTAAAGTACCTGGGAAACCTGTGTCAATATTAATATAGCCATGTTTAGGAACGTTAATATTGAGATCAAAGTAGCAGTAGAGGAGCGTTGTATTCAGTGTTCTAATTAACGAATAGTAACTTCCTGAGCTTGCCATCGCTCCACCGAAGTTCTGTTTCTTGTCGATACGATCCCAAACATATTGCTTATTAGTATAAACAGATTTCCACGCATGAAAGGTCTTATGCGTTGGTAAGTCCCAAAGTGTCAAATGTCCTAATTGATCGTTTTCCTCCGGATAAGTTGCTGCGACTTCTAGTAGTCCTTGTCCTGCTGCCTCAGCTGGGACATTTTTAACCGCCCTTAGATTACGAATTTGATAGAATCCTGGCTTTAAAGTAAAAACATCAATCCCATCGTTTAAAAATGCCGGAATCCGTTCAGCAGCTCGAACAGTATGTGAATTGACAAATCCTCGTTGCCAACCAAATGGATTACCTGCACTTGGGTCAGCATTCATTACTGGGAATGCGTTAGGATTCATCCACAATGTATTAATCCGTCCTTGAAGATAGTTAACTTTTTGCGCTAAGGATTCAATTGTTGGTTTGGTTTCATCCATTGTATCTCCTCCTAATAAGTAAAGTCTCGGTCACTACCACGCCCAAACCGATAACAATGTATTTTACGTTCTTTAGTATTAATGCTAATTATGTCCCAAGCGTCTTCATCATTTGTATTACGTTGCTTGCTATCGTTTACAACACTTGATACAAATGATGCACTGGTCGTCACTTCGATGATAGGAGTCCCGTTAAGGATTGAAGTGTCCTGATCGTCTTTGTGCAAGTGACCATTGACTACGGCGATTAAAGTTCCTTGCCCTTGACTGCGATAGTCAGCTTGCAATCCGGTAATGGAAAAATCGGAGTTGCTCGTATCATTGACGCTTACAGTAGTCCCGTTTTTAAAAGCATCCAGGATCTCAATCGCATGATGATAGTTTTTAAAACTGTCGTCTTCTGCCCACTGCCCAAAAGCATTTGGAAATGGAATATGGAAAAAGACAACTACTTGCCAAGTATTATCTGGCAACATCAAAGCCTTATTTGCAAACCAGTTAAGTTGTTGAGAACGAAATCCAGCAGTATTTGTATCGTAAGCATAATGGCCATTGCTATCTTTCTTTTCGAGCGGAATATCGTTTGAATCCAAGCCGATAATTCGCACCTTTTTCTCGGGAAAATCTTTGTAAAAATAGAACGAATCGCCATCACGAACTTCACCATAATAATTGAACTTTGTTCCGAAACCGTTCTTAACTGCATTATCATCAAGAACTTCATCAGCACTTTTGCCTTCGGTATTCTGATGACCGGCCCCGTTATCATGATTGCCTCGAATCATAAACATCGCCGTTCGAACATACTTAGTTTGAAGCATTGCTCGCACATGCATCAAAGTCATGTTAAGTCGCCCTGTTGGTTCATCGCCGTTAATGTTATCTCCTAAAGCAATCAAGGCATCCGCATGATTGTAAAGTGTGCTTAACGCACACCATTGATAGTGCTCAAGAGACTTTGCTGTGTATCCGCTAAAGATAGTCGCACCTTCCTCTTGCCAGTGGGCATCTGCAATTGTCGCAATATTAACTATATTATTACCAGTTGGAATACCTTGTGTTACGTGATTAAAGCTGTTTTGAAAGTACGCTGGTAATGACTCACCATACATCATATTAGTATCTAAAGAAGCCTGCTGTGCTTCCTTGAAAGCAGGGCCATTGAACTGAGATTGGAATTCATCTAATTGTTTTTGAACAGCTTCCTGTAGAGCCTGCTTAAACGCATCCGCTTCCGCTTGCGTAAACAAGTTATCCTGCTTAATCTTAGCTTCTAGTGCATCTAAGCCATTTTGGACCGTGACCCCTAATGCCTTGAGAGTGTTCATTGATTGTGTAAATTGATCAACAAAGTCACTGGTCATCTTAGTGAGCTTATCGGTACTGTCTTGGTACTTAGTTTCGATTTCATTGATTAACTCTTCGACAGGTGAAATATACGTTCGTGGTACCAATCCATCAATGACCTTGTCGGCAAGGACATCGAGGTCGAATTCCAAGGTGGTGATAGAGTTACCGTCTTTGAGAATACGGAAAAAGGCTTGTCGGTAAGAACCAGCGACCGTGAAGGCATGACCGGGCATGTCGAAACGGAAACGTCCGGCAGTTGGGTCAAGGGCAACGTAGCCTTTATCATCAATTATCCGGAAGTCGCCGGCGGAATTTTTCGGAAGTAAACCTTCAAACCAGACGTTGCAGCCGGTTAAGTCTAGGGGTGTCCCGTCTTCGTTCTTGATATTGACAAAGACTTGCCGCATGCTTCGCTCATACTGACGCGCTTGGACCCAGTTAGTATTACTGCCATCAAAGTTAACCTTGAAGTCTTGCACATTGTCAACATGCGGACGCCGGTCTTGACCGATCACATAAGTTAAAGTTTGTGACATTAAATCATTCCTTTCTCTTTCAAAATCTGCATGACAGCTTGTTCGACCGTTTCATAGTCGGTCCCTAACGCCACATGCTCAATTTTCTTTTTCCACGCTTCTTGAACATTTTTTAGTTCATCTCGCGTGGCTTTATCATCTTCAAGCTTTTGACAACGCTCTTGAAGATCATCGATTTGTCCTTGTAGGTTGCCATCGCCTTTCTTACGATCTATTACTTCATCAGACAGGGCTTGATCATCGTTGTGGTCTTCTTGCTCAATCGCCTTGAAGTTCTCAACCATCTGCTCTCTAAATAATTTGCCACTATTCATTGAGAGGTCATTTGTATGTAACTCTTTCAAAAAATCATCGCCTTTCAAGAATAACTATTTTCACTTCAAACTACCCCAATCCGTTACTCTATAACCTAGATTTACCTGGGCCCGTGATACGTATGCTTTACCAGATCCAGAAACATCGAAAACTAATCTTCCTTTAGTAGTGCCGGCTGGGATTTTAATGTTGACTGTGCCGGCAGATTGCCAGGCACCGTTATTGACGATATAGACAATATTCGACTTGCCGGCTGAACTGCCATCGCTCTTTAAGAATTCAACATACGTAGTAGCGGAAATTGAATTATCGGTCGCATTTAACTTAGCTATGAGACGACTTGAGATGGAGGAGACACCGTTGAGATTAAATTCATTGCTTCTGAGAGCGCCTTGTTCAACCTCAATTACCGGACTGTCATTATATTTTTCGCTGGAAGCAGTTCCACCGGTCATCGTAGTTACTAAATTATGCTGACCATTTTGCATCCAGTAAATATTCTGATCCACGGCCTCCATACTTTTATCTGTTTCTTTCTTATCATTCACAACTTGTGTTAACGATTTTGATTGCTGATCTAAGCTACCAGCCAGTCCTTCCATTCGCTGACGCTGTTCATCAAGCGCTTCTTCCAATCGCTTCGTCCGTTGATTCTGATAGTCCAAAATAGTCGTTTTTGTGTTATTCAATGAAATCGTATTATCTTGCCCTTTAGCAGGAGCCAAGGTAAAACCAACTGTTTTGTAGCTGCCGGAATATTTTTTCCCGGCAATAACTCGAACGATCTCATTTGCTTCTGGGACAAACTCATTGCCATTAAGCGTTACCTCCAGATTTAGATCCGGATCAGGCTTTAATGTTGTCAGAGCATACTTTCGCATTGCTTCCGCATCCTGGAATCTTTCATCAACTAAATCTGGGCCAGGATGTTCACCCCATTCATCGATCGACTTTTGGTCTTTAACAATAAACGGCTGAAAATAATATTCCTCCTGTGATTCAGTAGTCGTATCGTTACCGACAGCATCATTGTTATCTTTGCCACCAATACCATCTCGAATAATCTGCAGTGGATCCAACCAAGTGCCATCATCTGACCAAGCACTCCGCAATGCCACCATTAAGTTTTTCTGCTTAGTAATGCCAATGTGAACATGGGAAGTATCACGAATACCAATTACATCTCCAGTCTTAATATCTTGGCCAACCGAAACCTTGATATTGCTCCGACTAGAAAAGGCTTCCTGATAGCAAATCAAATAATCGTTAGACACGACTGTTACATAGTTTTCCAACCCGGCAATATAGCCAATATCTTGTACCTTTCCACCATGGACGGCATGAACTTCTGAGCCAGGGTGATCGACGCTCCCAAAGTCCAGGCCATCATGAAAACCGTTTGTTCGGCCGACACCATCTTGTGGATGAGTACCAAATGTTTGTCCCAACGAAAAATGGCCCTCTCCAACGTTTGGAAAAGGCCATCCCCACGGATTAGGTGGTGTAATGATCAATTTATCTTTAGTAATTGGAGCACCATGTGGGCTCCACCCCGTAACCCCGTTAATTTGTCCTAAAGCATTTGGAATATTGAAAAAAGCAATCAAGGCATCAAAGCCATGTTTTACATTCGTATACGGTTCCCGACAATAATAATTGAATGTCCGTTGCTTAAATTGCAACAGCCCCAGTGCCGGCCCAGAACCATCGCCGTCTGGATCGGCACCAGGCTGTTGTGCATCTTCTCGACCACCAGACTCTAAATGGATCTGTGCACGTAATACGTTGAGTTGCTGGTCAGTTGGCTTAATTCCATAGAAGCTAGCAGCATACTGAATGACCGGTGTCCAGTCGCCATTAACTGGTTCAGTCGGTCCACTGGCATTTGCTCCACCAGTCCCGGTATATACCGTATGTTGCACTTCATGCTTACCACCAACACAACGAATTTCATTAATAATTGATTGGCTATCACGAGTGGTCTTAACCGACTTGGCATCGTGCGGGAAGTCGATTATCCGACCGTTATCCTTATAAAATTCGTCCTCAGAATAAACACGGATATTTTTATTGTTCGGGAAAACAATAGCGTTTGGCCATAGCTCCAGAATCTTGCTCAGCATGTCCTTACCGCTACCACTATCAAATTTAGAAGTCGACTGCTTATCGAAGTTACCATGAACCTCATAGCTGAACCCTAAGTTATTACCATCTATCCACGCTTTAAGAATATCTTCTACCGAGTATGAGACATCTTGGTTTTGATTATCATCAGTCGGCTTATTAAGTGTTAGGTCACTACGTTTATAGATTCGATTGATCTCATTGTAGACATGCCAGGCAGTGATATCTTTAGTATTTGTATCGAAGTTCTCAACGCAATTCTTAACAATATACTCCTGGCCATCTAAGAAGAACGAGCTTTCAACGTCTAGTTCGTCATACAACGGGTCACCGTAGTTAAATACTGAAAAGGTAACTTGATAGGTAGAGTTTTTCTCCCAGCTAGGCTTAAAAGTTGGCCACAAGATGATATTATCGATCGGCTCCTTATAAGTCTGCTTATGTGGTGTCAGTAAATATAAACCGATAAGATCACCTCCTAACCCAAGTAGATAAATGGGAAACTAAAAGTAATATCAAGATCATCAGCGCCAGTCACAGTAAACTGATTAGGACCAGGAGCAAGTGTAATGTAGCCATAGTCAGTATTAGCACTATCGAAGTTATTATTCTTCTCAAGTTTACGACCCTGTAGAACCAAAGTATCAGTACCAGCTACGTTCTTGTTATAGGTCCATGAGGTATTAGTCGTTTCGTTCTTAATAGTGAACTTCCCGCCATTGTGTTTCATCGTAATCTTAAAATCATGATGTTGCTGAACCGGATCAATTGTGATGTCACTATCGTTATAGACAGTAAATTTATTCTGCCCCTTGAAATGATATGAAGGAGTATTCTCGTCCATATTCATGTTCAAGTCTAAGAAGTCCTCATCCTTCATCTCATCAGAATGAAGCTTACTAAACCGCATACCGCTCGGGTTCTCAAACGGCACTTCAAAGGTACAGTAATTCACTTCTTCGGGGTCGCTCTTAATTTCAAATGAACCTGCTCGGCAATACCTAACAATATCAGGCTCAACACCGGTTCTCAGCCGGTATATCCCCTTCTGCGCTAACACACGATAGATTTCGTGCTTAGCCATCTTGAAATCACGCCGATCAATAAACTGTAGCAGGAATTTAGCTGTCACTGTTGTTTGAACATAACGGGAATAATTCCAAACTTGCCCGTCTTCTAGCGTATCATCACGATAGTTATTAGAAAGACTGGGGCCTTCACTTAGGCCCAGAAAAGTTAAGTGGTCAGTAATATCCGTGCTGGCCACTTCTTTTTGATCATCTAATTTGATATAAAGCACATTTACAGCGATTCCTACCACCTCCTATAGCGACTGGTTATCAAAGAATATCTGGTCCTTACCCATCGTTCCATACAGCTGATCCTTATTAAAAGCACCCGCCTTTATTGCTGACAGTTGAGCTGCATTTAAGCCAAGCAAAGTTCCAAAGCGGCCAATCAGTTGGTCCATTCGATTCAATAACTCCTTAGGCACACCATTATCAGTTTGACCACCATTATAGTTATTAGTAACAACCTGAGAACTCTGTAGATTTGGCTTAAAGTTATTCAATACGGAAACCGCATCATCGGTTCCATTAGCGTACTGTGGAAGATGCTTAAACATCTTAGCAGTTTCGCTGGCCTTAACAACTTTTGTCCCCCGAGGTGCAGGAAAAACTACATTACGTCCATAGGGAATGAATGGTGTTTCTCCAGGAAATTGGACTAATTCACGAAAGACAGGCCCTGGCTGATCATTAACTTCCATTAGTCCACCCTCATGATAGTTTGTACCTTTTGCATGTTTAGATTTATGAAAAACAACACTAACTGTTTTTTCAATCAAGTTAGGAATACTCATGAAATTATGAACAGCATCTAGTGCTGTCTTTACCGGTGCTGAAGCCCTATCATTTGCCTTAGCAATCTTTGCTGGTCCTGGATTAGATCCCGCAAAAGCATTTACACTATTACGTGCTCCATACATTGAGCCCGACGCATTATCGTATCCTTGTGCATTTTTAGGACTTCCAGGATTCGAATTGGCAAATACATTGACGCCACCAGCAGCATTTCTCATCGGTCCACTAGCATTATCAACGGCTAAAGCATTTTTAGGAGCACCAGGGTTAGCGCGTTGCCAAGCGAGGATTGCATCATTAGCAGCCTTTAAGTTTCCGCTGGCCCTATCTTCTGCAACAATTTGCTTAACCACACTTGCAGGCATCCCTTTCCAAAGATTGTACTTTGAAATTAATTCCCCTAATTGGCCAGAACCTTTGGCATTAACAATGGCTTCTTGTTGTTTAGGCGATAATTGATTCCATCGTCCGATCTTATTCAAAGCATCCATTACATCAGCAGTCCCTTTAGTTGTTACTAATGCTTGCTGCTGCTTAAATGTAAGATTATTCCATTGGTTAGCCTGCACTAATGCATCAACTAATTGTGGAGTTCCTTTAGCGTCAATAATCGCTTCCTGTTGTTTTAAGGTTAAATTATTCCACTGTCCGGAACTTTGCAAGGCTTCATAAATCGGCTTAGTTGCCTTATTAGTAATTACTGCTTCCTGTTGCTTCAATGACAAGGAATTCCATGCACCGGATTCAAGCAGAATATCGGCCATTTCTTGCTTGCCTTTAGCTTTAACAATTGCTTCTTTGGTCTTAAGATCAAGATTATTCCATTCTCCCGACTTCTCTAAAGCTTGAACAATCGTTTCACTAAAGCCATCTTTCAACCAGGCTTTCTGCTCTTTCCAACTCATGCTATCCCATTTACCATTTTCGATTAATGCAGCTGCCACCATTTGTTGAGCATTGGTACTCAACTTACCTTCCTTTTTCAGAAGTTTAATTTGGTTCCATTGATCTTTGGAATTAACAGCCTTGTTAACTTCCTCCTGGGCATTAGTCCGAACCTTACCAGTTTTGGGATCGAAAACTAAGTCATTCCACATTTTAGCGGCATCCTTAGTTTTACCTTTGAGGCCATCAAGAGAAACAGCAATACTCTTAGAATTCTTTTCAGCATTTTTGGCCAGCTTATCCAGTTGTTTCATTCCGGCCGAATAACTTAATCCTTCTGCTTGCATATCTTCTTTAATGCGACTTGTAGATTGCCCGTTGGCACGTGCTAACCGAATGTATTCAGCAGAAGCCTTATCAACATAGTCTTGAAGAGTTTTCTTATTAGCTCGCATACCAGCAGCATACTCATTTTGATTAATAGTTCCAGCTTTTAATTGACGCTTAAGACTATTTTCCTGTTTTGCATATTCATTACGCATATTATCAGATTGAGTACGCAAATCGGCCAATGCTGTATTACGTTGGCGATGAGACATATTAGCAACATCGTTATTTAATGCCGCCATTGCTTTTTTACGCTGATTACCAGTTAAGCTCCACATTTTGAGTTCATCATCAACAATCTGTTGCTGATTATTTTGCAACATTACTCGTTGGGTATCGCTCAAACTAGCAATATTCTTATTAGAAGTCTGTAGGATTGTATTTGCTCTTGTCCTGGCTTGATCAGCATTACTAAGGATCTTATTCATCGTATCTTTTTCATGCTGTGCTTCCCGATCAACTGCTGCAGCAACTTCCGGAGACATATCTTTCTCAGCCTTTTTAACACCTTCTAAATGTTTCCGGGCATCTGATTCCATTTGACTAAATTCACGATCAAATGAATCCGCCATACTTTTAGTAGAAGTTTTTGTTGCAGTATCCATATCAGTTAAAGCCGCTTGAATACCAGTTGAAGTATTCTTAAATTTCCCAAGAGCTTTATCAGCAGCTGCACCAACGTCAGATCCCCAACGATCTGTTCGTTGTGACGATTCAGCAGCTTTCTTACCCCAAAGCTCCCAAACAGTAATTCCACCGGCAATGGCCAAAGTAGCAACTCCAGCAACGGCGGCAACTGTTCCTAAAGATACTCCAGCTGCAGCAGTAGCGGCACCGGCTTCACCTGCAGCCACACCGGTACCTTGTAAAGCGACAGTCGCAGCACCAACACCGTTAGCAGCTTGAACTGCACGACCACCTGCGCCAGTCATGGTTGTTCCAAACTTTGCAGCTCGAAACGTTGATTTTGAAAAAGCTGAACCAATAACGTCTAAACCACTGGCTCCTAATTTCATTGCAGTCTGGGCTCGGCCTAAACCAGCGGCAAGCTTACCAAAAGCGAGGACAGTTTTACCAGCACCGCTTGTCAACTTACCAAGAATTAAGAACAACGGGCCAGCTCCGGCAGTGAATAAGGTAGTTGCTACAATTGCCTTCTGAACAGCCGGTGATAAATTTCCGAAGCCATGAGCAAGTTTGGAAATATTCTGTACTAACGGAATCACTGCTGGCAGAACATACTTAGCCATATCCATTCCAGCGTTAGTTAAAGACTCCTTGAAGATTGCTAATTGTGCTTTAGGAGATTGAAGGTTTTTCTGTGACAAGTCGCCGATATAATCCCGCTTGGCAGAGTTTTGAACTTCTTTATTAAGTTCACGTAACCGATTAGCGTTTTCGGTTAAAATTGCTCCAGCTTGTTGTCCAGTTGTTCCAAATAATGCATGAAAAATATCATTCTTTTGGTGACCAGATAAGCCTTTCATATGGTCATTTAACGTCTTAAAAATAGACGACATTGATTTTAACTTTCCACTCTTAGTAAGAAAATCTTTAGTACTTAAATTAATGCTTGCTAAAGCTTTTTGACCATTAGCGGTTGGCGTAATTAGTGAATTGATAACCTTTCGTAGACCAGTACCAGCTTTGTCTGCTTCTAGACCATTATTAGACAAGATCCCCATTGCACTAGCAGTTTCCGAGAGACTAAAGCCTGCTTGATGAGCAGTTGAGCCAACATATGACATTCCCACACCAAGTGATTGAAAATCAGTTGATGTGGCATCGGCAGCATAGGCTAACTCATTTAATGTTTTAGTAGATCTACGCTGCATGACTGCAGCATTCTTAATTGGACGTCCTGCTTTATCAGTAGCCAGTCCAAAAGATTCCATTGCCTGCGAAGCAACTTTGATTACATCATTAAAGTCATCCCCAGTGGCCACAGATGCTTTAAGTTCGTTCCGCATTACTCCAATTGCTGCTTTAGATGTATAACCACGCTTTACTAGATCTTGATACCCGGCAGCAATCTTTTGCTGACTAACACCGTACTCGTCAGAATACTTTCGGGCATCTGCAGTCATCGTTTTATATGCGGCATTCGTTTCTGCAGCTGATTCTCCGGAAGTTCGAATAACGTTCTTGACCTTTGTCATTTGATCTTGGAAGTCAATGAGTTTCTTGGCGGAATATGTTAACCCTGCCGCAATTGGAGCTGTTAAATAAGTCGACATCCCTCGACCGACACCTGATATTTTAGAACCAACATTGGTGGCCACATTTCCAAAATGTTGAGTGCGATTAGCAAGTTGCGTCCACTTATTCGACTGCAATTCAATATCACGATTAAGAGCTTGCATTCGTCCACGTAATTGTTCAATTTGCGCAGACGTTTTATTATATTGGGTTGCTGCCTTAGCTCGTGACTGCTTGCTCCTGGTAGTATCATCCATTGCTTTCTTAGCATTCTGGAGTTGCGCATTATAATTGCGCATTTGTTGACTCATAGTTGCATAAGCAGCACGCATATTATTAATACTTCCGCCGGATGCTTTCAATGCTGCTTCCTGCGCACGTAAAGCATTAGCAGTAGATTTAATTTGTGCTTTTAAAACACCATTAGCCGCTTTAAATGGATTAATATCCAAACTAACAGTCGCTGCCAAATGCCCTAATGATTGGGTCATTATTTAACCTCCTTTCCTAGAATAAGAATGGGAATGCTTTATCAATAGTTGTCTGTTTTTCTTCAAAGACATAATCCATTAATTTCAAATCAGCAAGTGTGAGTTTACTAATTTCATTCCACGTATAACCTTGACTGATTTGATTCTTAATAAAATCACTGAGACTCTTGATTGAATCATCAATCATCTCAACGGTTATTTTTTTGCTGACTTTTTGGTTTTATTATCTTCTTCCGCATTGTAGCCAAGTGTTAAATTAACCGCTGTAACCATTTGATTAAAACCATCAACAGCACTAACACCTTTCAAGATGTCATCTTTGGTTAAACCTTGTCCCCAGAAACGTGAAGCAAATTCAGCATAGAGATCCATTCGTTTAGCATTTTGCTCATCCGTTGGGCCTTTATCTCCACCAAACATTTCAGTTTCAAGTCGTTGAATTTTTAATGCGTCTAGCAGATTCTCTAACATTGGCGGACGTTTCCGTTCATAGTCGGAATCCTTACCTTCTAGTTGAACTTTTAATTTTAATGGCATTCCTATCTCCTCCTCATCGTCTCACTTAACTCGTCTCTGTCTAATTAATTATTTATCCTTTATCAACAACAGTTTCTGGCTTAGTATCTTTTGTATTAGTTGGATCAGTTACTGGAGCTTCTTCCCCAAAGACCATTGCATGGAACTTAGCAAAATCAAATTCTTCATTATCTTCCCGACCGATTAAAAGGATGGTTCCAGTATCCGCATCCCCACGCGGAACAAAATTACCTTCAATTTCATCTGCTTCTGGATCTGGAGCACCGTCCTGAGTCTTGATTGAAATACCTGGTAAGGAGAACATCCCCTTGGTTAAACCAACCCAACAATGCTTCCCGTTTGAAAGCTTTGTCCGGAACATAGTAGCAACATAATTTGGTACAAGATTCTTAGTATAAACTTCTGTACCGTTTTGAATATCAATTCCATACAAGTCTTTCTTCATGATGGAATCAATATCATAAAGGTTGATGGTTTCCTTAGCTTCGGTAATTCCACCAGAAAGAACCAAGTAAGGGCCGTCATCGGCTGCTAACGTTTTTAATTCATTAGTTAGTTCTAACTTAACTTCACTTAACCCGCTCATCTTTCGGGTATCTTTAATCTTTTCGTTCTCGTCTAGTACCCCATATTCAAAATTAGAGGCCCCAAACTTAGCAACTTTTGCATTTGGTGTTCCCATTAAATATCATTCCTTTCTTCAAACCCTTCAAAGTTGGCTGTGACCATTATGCAATTATCCAAGTCCGGATCTGGATAAGAATTCTTGTAGTAACGTTCAAAGCCATGACTGTGGAGAGTTTCATATATTCGTTCTTGAATATTCATTAGCCGGTCATCATTCTCTTCACGAATCCAAAAATCAACTTGTACACGTGGGTATTCAAAAAAGCGAGCATCGTCACTATAGATCGCATCATCCCCAGGTATGGGAGTAATTCGAATCCACGGTGCTGAACTCGCTTTAATAAATGGATCATCAGGCGTACTAGTAAAAATTGGAACATATGATAATTTATCTTGTCGCAACTCATCCATCATTGCGACTAAGCGCTCATCATTCGTCAGATAATCAGCTACTTGCATCTCTGGAGTTTTCATACTTTCAAGTCCTCAATATATTTAGCAAGTATCTCTTTTTTAGATTGTGCCCGTGCTTTTTCAATAAAGTGCTGTGGATGTTGTTTAGAAGTTCCCGCATTGGGAAAGTGAGCAATCCAACCTTTTTCTTTGTCATAACCAACATCCATTGAATAATCACCATCATTTGTCTTCAAATTACCGTGTTTGGTATGTTCGGCTAAGGGAGTCATATTAGAGTGATCACCACTCTTTGCAACTGGAGTAACTTCTTTTAATTTCTCTTGAAAGACTTTAGCACCATCACGGGTTGCTTTTCGTGCCTTCTTTTCTTCCGTCTTTTCAAGTTTAGTTAAGTTAGCAATCAGCTCTGTTTCACCGGTCACTGCCATTTTGGACAACCTCCTGGGCGGTAATTTTTGTTAGATCTTGCTTTGCATAATCAGGATCCATTCCCGTGATTTCATACCATTTTCCTCGCCAGTTAATTAACCAATTCGATTGAATTTCCTTACGAGTTTTGAAAGCAATTAAAAACGTGGGTGATTCTTTTCTGAACCCCACGTTTGAACTGTTTTGGACAAATTCACGGACTGACAGCTTAGGAACTTCTGCCCACACGGTAAATTCCTTAACTTTCTGATCCTTGATCGGTCGATGAGTTTCCGGATTGATCCCCATTTGGACTGAGTAAAATGTTATCCGTTCCGTCATGTTCCGTAGTTTCATCGGTATTCACCTCACTACTTATTTGATTAATAAGGCCGTCAATTCCTGATGAAAGAACTGGTCGGTAACTATCTGCAGTAATTCCTCGCTCATAGAAGTTTTCTTTCACCTGCTTCATAAGGGCAATTTTGAATCGCGGTTCGTCAGAGTAGTCAGCAGGCTTACTCTCCCATTTAATTGCCCTTGCGATCATCAATGCGGCAGCATCAACAATTATCTTAAGAATTTCATCATCAAAGTCCTGGTCAATTTTGCAGTAGTTTTTGAGATTAGCAAAGAATTGTTTATCACTCGAGAAAGTGTGGTCTGTCTCCATCCTACTCACCTAGCTTTGCTAACAGCTGATCCTTAGTATCGGTTGAAGTATAGGCAATCCCATGAGCGTCCATATATTTCTTGATTGTGTCTACCGTATCAGCACTAGTCGGTTTAACGTCCGCCCCGTTGTCGGACGGCGTTATTTTGACGCTGCTGATGGAGTAACAAAGTAACCAGCGTTCTTATCAGCTGCCTTTACATCAAAACGAGTTACTGCCTGTAGGTATTGGCCATAGATATCATTATCTACCCAGCGAACTTGAATATCCTTACGGTTTGCATAGAGTACAGCACGGGCAAGATCACCAATGAAAGCATGAGCTTCACCTGCAGCGCCAAGCAATTCATCCTCAACTACCGTTACCGGCACACCAAGTAAAGTGCGAGGAGAACCATCAGTAATTGCTTCGTGAAGTAAGTATTGGCCATTCTTATCCTTAAGAGTATCAAGGTATTGGTAGAAAGACTGGCTGGCAATGATCATCTTGTTATAAGCAGGATCAAGATCAACGTTAAGAATATGCTTGATATCATCAACAGATTCACCAGCTACTGACTTAGCGGTAAATGCCTTTAATACTGCTGCAATAGCAAAATTAGTAGTGTTAATCTTCTGTTCATTGGCGTTTGTTGCTACCAATGAAGTTAAATCAATTGCAGAATCATCAATTGACTCTTGAGATAAAGGAATAGCTCCACGATATGTCGATACTTTCCAATCAACTTCTTCAAACTCTGGCTTAGCCAATTCCGGATTCTTTTGAAGTTCTTCAACTGAGTTCATTCGTTCAGTTGCTCGCTTCAATACAGGATACTTCCCGGATGCGGTTGTTGCCTGGAATTGAGTTACCAGTTGTGATAAATCAGTTACTGACTTAACTTCATTTTCCGGATTGTAGAGAATTGATTCTGGAATGGTTGCTACTACATCTGAAGAAGTAATTCCAGTAGTACCATCACGATGTTCTTGGTGAAGATATGCGTTGAAATTACGTTTTTCTTCATTTTCGTCCTCGTTATTTTGGGAACGCTTATGAGGATCTGGAGCTGGATTACCCTTAGCTGCTTTACGGTAAAGCTTAAGGTCATCTTCAATACTCCGAACTTCCTTTTCAGCAGCGTCAATTTCAGAACGTAATGACTTGGCTCGTGTTAAGTCTTCATCAGTTGCGTCTTCATTTGAGAGCAGTTGGCGCATTTCATTAGTTTTTTCGTTAATTAGTGCTCGCTTACCTTCTTTTTGAGCAAGCAATTCTTTAATTTTTTCGCGAAACATTTAATTTCCTCCTTCGAGTGTCTTCAATAATTCTTGTCGTTCTAATTCACGTAACATCTTTTTGCGTTTCTGATCAGTAGCATCTCTATTTTCTTGGCTTTGCATCTGCTTAACCATATTGATTGAACGCTGACCAACCTGAACTTCTGTATCCGGATAAGCAGGTGTTGTAACTACTGATACATCGAACAAACGATCAATTTGTCGAATAGTTCGTTCATAATCAACTCCATCCTGGTCAGATTCTTCCCAATCTTGGGCCTCATCTGTGTTGGCCACTGTAAAGGCAAAGCTACATTGATTAATAACGCCTGCCTTGATATTGGCAATCAAATCACGCGCAAATGATGTATCAGTTGGCTTAACAGTGAATTTCAAGCCAATTGAATCAGAAGATAAAGTCATGTTCACCCCTGATCGTCCCAGTACCTGGTTAGGATCGTGATTGATCGTTGCTACTACATTTGACATATCAGCATCATCGAACGCTCCTGGAGCAATTTGCTCAATAAAGCGAGTAAAGCCACCCAAAACTTCGGATGGCTTATTGTATTTGGCTGCATAACCTTCAATTACTGGTTCATCATCTTCATCAGTTGCCGTTCTCATCTGAATTGGCATCATTAACTGTCGAGTTTCCAAGTCGCTTGTCATCGATTCCACCTCCCTTCGCTGTTGATTGTTTCTGATACTCTTCTTTTTTATCAAGGAAGACAGTATTCAAGGTTGATTGGAAGCGATCTAAGTCTGGATTGTCAGATTTAACTAACCCCATCCGAACTCGTCCTTCATTAGGAGTAATGACGTTATTTGTAACTCCCTTTTGCACATCGTCCATTGACATCCCCGTTTCTTTGCGAGTATCAAATTCGATGTGGCAGTTATGACGTTGCCGATCAGTCAGCATCGTCATCTCCAGGTTACTTGCAATCGGTTTGAAGTAATAAGGTAAATCAGAAGTAATGAAGTCTTCATTTAACTGTTTAATCGATTGGTTAGGACTATTAACTGCTAATTTATATGCCGGAATATGCAACGCTTTGGCAATTTGAGCAGTTGAATAGTTATTACTATTAATTAGTTGTAAAACATTTGTATCAATTTCAATTGGCGAGTAATCGAATGTATCATCAGTAACGATTGGGCTACCAGCATTGCTATTAGCTTGTGCATATTCAAACGCCTTTCTAGTTTTAAGACGTGCTTCCGGGCTTAACTTACCCTTAGCTTTTAGCAATCCACCTTTAAGACCTGATTTAAAGAACCGCCGTAAAGTTTTAATTCCATCATCCTGTAATCCAATCTCATCAGCCAAAGATAACAACGGCGACCGGCCATGAATACCATCGTAGGTAAAGAACATAAAATGAATTACATCTTCAGCCGGCACAACAATTGTTTGGCCACCGCCTTTTTGATTGATGGGAGTAAATTCATATTTAATATTCGTCACATCAGAATCATCAATATAGGTTTGCGATGGTGGAAAATATTGTATTTCTAAAGGTGCTTTTGTATGAGGATCACGAATTATCCGTGAAAAACCATCCCCTGTTAGAATCGCATTAACAGTCATTAGGAAACGCCAATGATAAGCAGATAACATATCGTTTGGGTGCTTATTCAGCAAATAATCAACACTTTTGATATTCTTTACTGCATTTTTATCATCATCCAAAATGACAATCGGAAATCGAGCTACATTACTAGCAACATGAGAGACTGCAGTCAGCACATCAGAGTTTCTAAGAGCACCGATTCCACTATAAGATGGCATATTGCTAACCCCCGGAAGAATTCCCTGATCGATATAATCTTGTGCCCAGTCGCGTTTCTCGGTATGAAATAACACTCAGCTTCACCCCCTTTCATAAGAGATAAAAGCCATTACGAATAATTCAATTGAAATAATTAGTAAGCCAATCTTCGTGGAAAATAAAAAGCCTGTAACTGCTAAACAGATACAAGCTAATAAGAATAAAATAATTGGTTCATTTAATTTCCAGAACTTCATTTAGTCACCACACTTATTACTAAATAATTTGGGATGTCTGGTTATACAAATACGCATTTTAAAGGTGTTGATTAAACTCATCAGTTCTTCAACAGATAATAATTGGATAGACGAGGCATCAACTTCTAGTTCGTTAACCTTTTTAATACCATCGACGATATCTGGGCAAATGTAATGTCGTACTTCTATATCTGTACAAATTAGATGATCACTTTGGTTTACGGTTACTGCTCCATAAAAAGAAGTAAACAATGAAATATCAGTCGACCAACGTTTATTCATTTCATGCCAATCAGCACACAAAATATACTTATCGTACCGACTTTCTGACTGAACGACCTTTTTAGAATCCGAAGTCATCATTAAACACATCCTCATCTGTTAGATAATCATCAATATTTTCACGGAAGCAAATAGCATACGCATCAAGCAAGGCATCAGCAGCATCAATCTTATTTGAATAACGGTTCTTATCAATCCGGACACCATTGTTATCTGATTTAAGGATCGCGTTAGCCATTGCACCAGTCAAAATTTCATTGCCAGAATGTCGAACTCGCTTGTCTAGAACATCATCCCTAAATTGCTTAGTTGGCATTGAAAGAGTTAATGTCCCTTGGCGAACAGATATTTGTTGCCATTCCGGATGACCTTTTTCAATCTGAGTTAACAAGGTTCCATATTGTGCCGGGTCATAACAAATTGCCTGAACATCAAGATTATGTTCTCTGACAAATCCATCCAGCCACTCATATACCCGTTCAACATCAATAACCCCAGATTCGAGTTTCGTAATTTCACACTGGCCCATCCCCTGCAACCGGACATAATCTAACCGGTCTGCTTTAATCTTAGCTTCCAAACCATATTTAGTACCGACAAACGCATAAGAATCAGCATACCAATATCCTTCTTGAGGAATTAGCCAACTAATCGCATAAAGGTCAGATGATTTACCAACGTCAATTCCAAACCAAACCCGTTGATTATCAATGTCAATTGGATCAATTTGCGCTGCATTCCAAGTATCTATATCCATATAACTATCCTCTTCGGCTTGTCGCCACATATTAAAATTCTTAACTAGAACAGAATTCTTTGTCCCTTTCTGTTTAGCTTCTTTCCACCGCTTTGCTAAATACCCATATACTTGGTCTTGTAAAGCTGGGACACTTAGAATTGGATTGGATTTAATCCAGGTACTTTTATCATCAACTTCTGATACATTATCTTGTTCAGCAATATAGGCAAAATAAGTATCATCAGTGATTTCACCTTTCAAAACCTTTGTCGCATAGGGATATTCAATTGTATGCATTGGAACATTCAAGTCAAAGCCGGCTGTCGAGATAATCATAATAAGTGAGTTATGAAGTAAGGCCTGACCGGATTCTAGTAATTCCATCATTTCAGTGGTCTTACTTGCAGCATACTCGTCCATGATACCAACATGAGGTTCAAAACCATCAACCGTTCCAGTTTCCTTAGAAAGAGAACGAACATAAGAATAATCATCTAAGTTACTAATAAGATCACGGTTAACCTTTGTTCCACGTTTTGTATCACCATCACTAGAACGTAGAGCATTCAAGCGTTTCTTAATCATATTAAAAACGATATTCGCTTGCTTTTTGTCGTTAGCAGTACAAAATATTTGCCGGGAGAATTCGGGTGAGTTACCCATCAAGAACTCATACAATGCAATGCCGGAAATAAGGATCGACTTACCATTCTTTCGGGCCATTGATAACATTCCTTTTCGGAAGCGCCGTTCAGATGGCTTGTCTTTTTTCCACCAGCCATACATATTAGCAATAATGAACCGCTGAAAATCTGCTAAAGGATATGCCCGCATTGTTTTTGGATCCGGAAGTATCTCCATGAATTGAATAACTTTATTAGCTCGTTCATTATCATAAAAGTATTCAAAGTCATCATTATCCGCTTTTTTAAGGTCATTTAAGTATCTTTTTGCAGCTAAAATCACCTTTTTACCAGCAATTATTTTGCCAGCCACGACCTTTTCAGCATAATCTTTAGCGTAATTCATCATGAAATCCTAAACTTATCACGCAAGGATTGATGCTCTTCCTTGTCGGTTTGTGGCATATTCATCTGCAGACGTGAATTAACATTAAGCCCAAGATCAGATGCAAGACCCTTTATTGCTCTGGTTGCTTTATCAATTGTCTTAATTGCATTATTGATTTTAGCAATGTTCTTTCTTTTCTTAGACTGTTCCTTATTTAATTGAACGGAAGCATCTTTGTAAATGCTGTACCAGGTACAATACAATTCCAGTTCGCTTCGGTCCAGGTTACGCAATGGCAGCTTTCCGATAGAACCAATAATTCGCCGGTATTCCGCTTTGGCCACTTTATCTAAATGTGCTGGCGGAGTCTTTTGCAACTCAGGTAAACCATCGGCAGCCATAAATTCTGCCTTATATTTTGCTTCTTGTTCAACCACTCTAAGGTGGCCTGTTGACTGTGATAATAATTTTTGCTTTCTTGCCAAAAAGCTCACCTCCGTGCTATGATAAAAGCATCAAGAAACGCATATCCTCAAGCTTTTAACAGCTTGGGGATTTTTTAGTATTTGGCCCAAAAATGAAAAATTGTTGGAATTTATCGTGCAAAAAAGTCGATGTGCGTTCCAGCGTTTTGAAAAATCTAACCCCCGTTCAAAATGAAGGGGGGCTTATCCATTCTTGACGACCCGGTAGCCGGTAAAATCAGCCGTTTTGAAGCCGTTCAAAATCTTCTGAAATGAAATTCGTTCTTTCCGTTCACGTAATCGTTCCTCACAGACGTTTGGATCAGTCATGATAACAATGTGATTGATGCGATGATAGTTACTAAGCAATGTATCAATCCGCTTGTCTGGTAATGTCTTGATGATCCAAACGTTATTGAATGTCTGTTCTGCCTTTAGCTTTCGTAACATCTGATCAAAGAATAGTGATACATAGTCATGTACATCATAGTTAGTTTGATGCAATGGCAAACCAGTTAATGCTTGCATTAGTTCATCATAATCATAGATAAGATCATGCTCAGTCATATGTTGCTTTACATATGTTGTCTTACCACTTGCAGGCAACCCACAAACAATATTGATATTCATATAACGTTCCAATCCTTTATGATGTTTCATCCATTCACGTTTTGTTTTAATCTTATGACATCCCCGACAGAGTGATTGTAGATTGTCATTATTAAGTCGATCAATCCAATCATCCTTACTGGGGATGATATGGTCGACCAGTTCTGCATCCATTCCACAACGCTGACACAATCCATAATCACGTTCAAGTATCTCTTGTCGCTTATGCTTCCATTCTGTTGAGTGATAGAACTTAACGTAATCATTCTCTTCAACATTACGATGGAAGTTATATGCTTTGTCATTATCCTTGCGAACTATCTTGTCATAGGATACCAGTGTTGGCTTCCCATTGATAAAGGTTAGCTTGGTTGGTTTCAATATGCTCATCCCCTTTCTAATATATGTATGGCCGTAAAGATCTTTGTTGCAGTAAAGGCGCTTGACTCGCAAGAGGCAAGAGCCTCCTTGGGGTCGGCTTACTTCTTGACCTCAATCAAAATAAGTAATAAGATTAATAAAGTAAAGTTTAATGAATTCATGGGAATCACCTCCTCACAATTTACTTGGGAGGTGATTCCCATTTTTTGTTGCCTAGCCGACCCCAAAGAGTTTTATGGGGATGCTTATGTATTTAAGGCAAAATAAAAGACGGTAGCCATTTGCTATCGCCTTAATCATTTAATCTTTTATGTATTAATTTGTCTAATTCTTTCAAGTCGTCATCAGTAGCTAAATCACGGATAAACTTACGAGCATATGAACGGTAACGATATATCCGATTCTTATCCTTGTTCTTATCGTCCCATTTCTTCTTTGCTCTTTGTTGCGCTTCACTAACCATAACATCGACCTTCTAACATTAATATGGTATACTGTATATGCAAAAGGGCAAGAGCTGCTACCTCTCGTCCCTTTGCGATCCGGAAAAACGAGTTTGCTGGCTAACCGCTATTTGCGATTAGCTTTTTTTATTTGAGTACAAAAAAGCATCTGCAAATTGCAGATGCTAGTAATGAGGGCGCCCAGAGTTGCACCAGGATCTTGCCATGTTGGCACGTTTTCCTTTATAAACTACTTCCCTCGCCTATAAAACTTTATTTAAGTAATCTCGTAGCTTTATTGCATTTTCTTTAGATAATTTGAACACCGTCTGTTGATCATCTTGTTCCCGCGTTCCTTGGCGCATATTAGGGTAATAAAGATTGGTTAATAAAATATCAATACTATCTGGTTGCTTTAAGAAGCTGATCTCAGCCTCCATTCCCAGATGATCGTCAATCTTATCTTTATACATTGCATTAAACCAACCATCATCAATGATCAACGAATGATCTTTTACATTCTTAAATGATTTTCTATGCATTACTCAACCTCTCATTAATCATTTTACGTAACTCTTTGAGGTCGTCCTCATTAGCAATCTCTCTTACAAACTTCTTAGCATGTGAGCGATAAAGATAGACACGCTGTTTATCTTTATTCTTCTCGTTCCACTTCTTGTTAGCTTTGCGCCGTGCCTCACTTAATTCTGCCATCTGTATCACCTACTTTACTAACCAAGTAGCAATACAAATTAGGATAGCAAGTACTGATAGAACGATTGAGATATTATCTTTTGTTTCTCTTTTCATAACAAGCATGATTAGAACATGGTATAATTTACATACACCTAAACAAGGGTTTTATTAGAACCCTTGCTGGTGTCAGATTACTTAAATAAGAACGTCAAGATTGATATTATAAAGCTTGCAATGCTGAGATAAAATTTAATATCTTCTCGGCGTTCTTTTTGTAATCTCTTACGTCTATCTGTTCTAATCATCATCCCTCCCTTCACTTATTATAATACACCTATATATGTACAATATCAAGTGAATTGAGAAATATTCTTATTTATTTTTGTGTACTTTAAAAGCCGACAAGCGTTGATTTGTCGGCTTTTTATTATGTATTTTATTCATGTGTCGTTCGGCTCTACACAGCATTTGATATTCCTGCCTGCTAGCGACCAAGCCAAACCGTTTAGTCTGAAACATTTTAATCCTCCAAATAAAAAAGCCAGCCGTTAAGCTGACTCTTTTTATGAACCATGATTATATTGATCGAATGAAGCATCAATACTCATGATATAAAATATATTTTCATTAATCTTACCGATTGCTCTACCAAGATCACCTAATCGAAATACCCAAAAATCATCATCACATTCATCATAACGTTTACTCTTTTTGAAATCCGGATGAATACTTAACCTCACCTTATTTTCGGGCATTTTTTCCAATCCTTCACGCTTATCACGATTTAAAATCACAACTCTATCGTCTTGAGATAACTGAGTTATGCGATCCAATAATTTAAGACGAACTTTCTTGTTAATAGTCTTACTTCTACTATCAAGATTATATTTTGAATCTTTCGTAAGAAAGGAAAAATTGAAAGCAAAGCGATCAATATGATGCTTTATTTTTACAGTTTTACTAAATTTAGGTCCTGAATAACTATTATTAATTTTCATCGGAAATAAATACTCCGCTATAAAAATCTTTAATATACTTATCCTTAATTACTCTATTATGAGGCGTTTGCTGCCATGGTTTCTCGCTATGTGTTTGCCTCATTAAATCATATGCCGAACTGTAACCATAAACATCATAAATGCTATTTAGGATACTTGAAGCTTGTTCGTCAGCTTGAAGTTCTTTATAATCTTCCAGATCTTGAGGTGTTATTGGATAATTACTATTAACAATTCCTCTGCAACCGCTATATTTTCTATGAACAGCTTCAACAACTGGTCCATACTTCCAAGCGACAATATCATTATCAAACATTCGTTTCCCACTAATAGATAAACTAGCAGCCTGAATATAATACAAAAGCTTCATTACTTTCATTTGCGATAATTCTTCTATATTGGGGTTCTGACGCATATCAGCGTTGTTTCTAACTCGTAACCAGTTAACTACCTTAAAAACATCGTACATAATGCTCCCTCCTTTATTTTATATAGAAAGAATACCACCAAATATAGCAATAATTCTATAACGCATTTTTCCTCTAGAATGTCAATATATTGACATAATAAAATCTTTCAGATTGAAAAAGGCCAGCCATCAAGACTAGCCTAAGGTGAAAATAAATAGTTTAACGTCATTGCGGACAATGCTGACGGACGGAATCGAACCGCCTTCTCCATGTTGAAACGGAAACAACTGTGGTGCTTTACCATTAAGCGACATCAGCATAATACAGAAATGCTTGCATCCACTAATTGTTTTTGAATTTTGTTACTTTTTTGCATCTCTGTATCACATCACGGCTTGGACAAAAAAGTTAAGTTAGGAAGGAAAATTTCATCTCCTTATAAATTAATAGGCCGTGATAAAGCTGAGAGGTGGATTCAAACCACGTTTTTGCCACACGAGATCGGTTGTGTGCCCATCTTGGACCTCAGCGTAAAAGACTGACACTTAAATGGTATTGAGAAAATTATTGCATTTTAACGTCGCATGAACACTCCATCTTGTAAATCGTTATTTTGATATATAGAAGGCAAGTGCCAGTCTTAAACATAAATCATGATTTACTGGGAATATTGCTGTTTCCATAAGCAACTTCCCTACGTTGATTATGGAGCTTGCATCCATCAGTCGGCTTTACCCGATCCACACGACTTTTAACAAGCCAAGTTGCGGTACACATCTGTGAGTATACGTACCGAACAATTTATTTTCCGTGGGGGTGTCGTTATTTTTTCGACAATACAATAATATCCCCTTGAACTTCCCGTTTTGTTCCCGAAAAGTTCCTATTTTGTTCCTGTTTTATTCCCGTTTTGTTCCTGATTTGTTCCCGCTTTTTCGTCATCGCCATCAAAGTTGAGAAATAAGGGGAGAATTTCGAGGTTACAATTCATTTGCATTGAGATACGATCACAAGCTTCGGCAAACTCTAAGCAAGCCACTTCATCAGCATCATTGAAGGTTGAATGTCCTAAATGGTGATTAATGTGCAATTTCGTTTCTACGACTGTCAGCTGCTTAACATAGTGCCAGTTGAGTATATCTTGGCTTTCTACGCTGCAAGCGTTAATTGCCTTCTCAACGGCTCTCTTTGCTCTTGCACATTCAGCGTAGTAAATCATCATCTTTTCTGATCCATTGCCTTTACGTGAGCCGTGAATACCTGTCACATCATTTACTTGTGCTTTAATCCCGTCCATCCAAGCATTCCGACAAATTCTTTGATACTTCTTATCATTATTGAAAAAATTACGGACGTTTTTAATGGTTTTCTTCTCATTGAATTCTGGAAATAGCCCCACGATATTTCGCTCCCCTTGTGATATAATAGATTTGCTATTTTTTATATCTCAAGGGCGCTCTCACAGTAGAGCGTCTTTTTTAATGCAATTGCACGCAATTTAACGCTTTTTACAAGCTTATTATCAACATTCCGTTTCTATAATGCTCGTTTTCGTAATGTGCCAATCGTTTTGGCGTCTTGGATTTGATTGAACGTAAGTATCGTACGCTCATATGCTGATTGGCGGAAACTTCTTTATACGTGCCAGCGTCAATGAATTCTTCGCCCTTGTACAAGGCAATAATCTTTTTATTCGTCATTCTTTAGTTTCCTCCGCTTTCGTTATTCATACTAAACAGCTCCAAACATTAGTAAGACAAACAATCCAAAGACTGCATATCCAATCATGTGCTTATCAAAGCCACATAAAATTTCTGTGATAATAATTGCTGTAAAACATACCAGAGGAATGTATTTCAATAAATCCTTAATCATTCTTTTCCTCCCGTTTTAATTTGTTTTCTTCTCGCCGTTGACGTTTTTTGCGTCGGCGGTTTTTACTTTTACTCTTTGATTTTGCCATTAACACATTCTCTCCTTAGGCTCGTTCTAGACATTCAATATCAACTTCGATAGGCTTGTACTTCCATTCAGCTAATCCTATTTTCTTAATAGTTGCAATCATGCGACTAGTTCCATTTACACGCTTAATATCGATAATGTGGTACAGGTCACCGACTAGCCTAACAGATTGATTATTGCGCATTGCTAATCTTGCTTGTGTTGTTAGCATTAGTCGTCCTCCATCCTGTGAGTTTCCCAGTCATAACATAGGCCACCGTTTATCCAAGCAGCACACTCTTTTCCACATCTTTTGCAATGTGTATCTTCATAGCTCAATGCCATCATTCTTCCCCCTCATGTTCACTCTCACGATTAAATTTAGCCAATTCTAATTCTGTAATGAATGGTTTCCCGTTATATTGGGCTTCCACAGAACGCTTGAAAAATTCAACAGCTTTGTGTTCTGGATATAAGAATTTAAGCTTATCCATGATTGCCATCGCTCTAAGTTTTTGCTCTAAGCTCCCCGCTTTGTTAAACGACTTCGACAGTAGATCAGCAAACCGTAGTAAATCATGGAGTTGTTTATTGCTAATCCAGTAAGGTTGATCCGCTTGTTTACGGCCGAATTGCTCAGTAAGAATTGTTTCTAGCTTTTTCAGATAAGCATCATTTTCTAAGCTTTCATAAAGATATTCACCTAATGCTTTCTTTTCTTCGTTCATCATTCTTCCACCTCTTAGGCTTTCTAGCTTTGCTGTGCCACCATTGTGACCATTCGTAACTGGTATGATCGTGCCAAGCCATCATATGCTTAGCCTTAGCAATCTGTCGCTTACGAGTTCGTTTGATCGGATTAATTCGCTTGCACCCAAGGAAAGCTGCATTAAGATCTTTACGCAGTTTGGGTGTCATTATCATAATTGCCTTAATCTTCATCGTCTTTGACCTCTTCCTTCATTGAATCAATTGCAGGTGCAAGAGACGGCTCACGTCCCTTAATTTGATTTAATTCTTTCTCACTAAAAATTCTTGCTTCTTTTTCATCTTTAGATAAATCAAAAACAAGTGGTGGATTATAGAATGAAGTTAGCCACCTAATTGGTGGTAAATGCAAAAACGCCATTCGGCGTGACATCAGGTATCATATTAAGTGAATCAAACCTATATGAAAGGATGTCCGTCAAATGACGCACTTAAATGATACCATGCCCACTAACTTTTTGGCCACCCATCGCAAATATGCACACCTTACTAAAGAAGAGCGAGTGATGATTGCGACTTTAAAGTCGCAAGGACTTTCCAATCGCGCAATCGGTCGTCAATTAGGAGTGAACCACCAAACCATTAATAATGAGCTTAAACGTGGTACAGTTCGCCAAATTCGTCGTCAAAAATTCAATGGTAAGACTTACGATTACCCTTATCACATCTACAGTTATGAAGCTGGTCAGAATATTTATCTTAAATGCCACCAACGGTCTGGTCGTCCTCGTTTATATTACCGCTCAAAGCGTTTTTTACAATTGGCCGACCAATTAATGCTTGGTGAATTTGATGAGCATCGTTACTCTCCTCAAGCAGCTATTTATAAGGCACGTGATTTGATGAGTGATGATTCACTGATCCCTAAGTCTGTTGTGACTTTGTATCAGTGGATTAATGATGGGGTATTACGTACGTCTAACTTGGACCTTTTTGAGAAAACTAAACGTAAACACCATCAATCTCATCCACAAGCCAAAAAGTGCTTAGGACCTAACATTGCTCAACGTCCACAGGTTGCGGACCAACGGTCCGAAATTGGTCATTGGGAACTAGACACTATTCAAGGTCATAAAGATGGCAAGGATAGCGTTGTTCTAGTAATGACTGATCGTTTTTCACGGGTTAATATTACGAGAAAAATTACCAGTAAAACTGCATATGCAGTGAATCATTTTTTTGTTGAGTTGCGTCAGAAGCTTGGCAAGAATGCTTACTATCGCATTTTTAAAACAATTACTTCTGATAATGGTTCTGAATTTAGTGAGTTAACGCGAGTTCATGACCATGTTTTTTACACTGACCCATATTCTCCTTGGGAACGCGGATCCAATGAAATCAATAATCGTTTTCTCCGGAAGGAGATTACTAAGGGCCAAGCTATTAATGATTATAGTAGTGCTCAGATCATAGCGACTAATGATTGGATGAATCACTATCCACGAGCTATATTTAATGGACATTCGTCAATGGATATCTATCGTAAGGCCTTCTACCAAGAGATATCACAGCTCCATCAACCAATAATCAATTGGTCAGTATTATTTATTTAAGTCCAGTGGCTAACTTATTCTTGAAATTTAGGATCAAAAACAAGTTCATCAAATCCAGTGATGATATTTGATACATACTTTGGGTGAAAAGATGTCTCTCGTTTAGCTACTAATCGATACTTCTTTTCTGGAAAACGTTCATTAACTGGTGTATCAAGCAGCCGCTGGATAACGTCCATGGCACGTGCTAGGTCTTCTGGTGCAACGTCAGTTAAGCCACCCCAATGTTTTAAAACCGTATCCCAGTTAATCGCCTTAGTATTCAATTTTAAGAACCAATTATCGCTTATCATGTCTTTTGAAAAAACGTTCAAATAGTCGCCATCCACTTTTGCTCTCACTGTCGTAGTTGCGTTAATAAAATTCAATGCTTCTTTAATCTTCATGCTGTTACCTCCATATCAATCTTGCGGTAGTTCTCCATAAACTTGTTCGCAATATAAAGCACCTTGGGAGCCACCTTTGCAAACTGCGGATTATTGCTCAAACTAAGTGAAAGAAAACAACCGTTTGATAGCCAAATAATAATTCTGTTATATCCCTCAGCTTCAAACACGATACAATTATGTGTCGTTATTTCACTGTAATCTACTGTTAGCCCTAATTCCTTCATATCTCGCTCTAGTTGAGCGATTAATTTGCGCTGATCAAAACTAAGCATTTTTGTACCTCCGCTTCATATCTTCTAACAAGAAACGCACGTTCTTGTATCTAAGCAATGCTTCAACATCTCCAATTTTCTTTCTTGCATAACTTCTTTTGCCACGAAATAGAAATGCAATTCGATGTTCAAACTCAAATTGCTTTAACCTCGTTACCTTCAAGATAGCGTCTTGAGCCGTTCCTAGCTTACGTAAGACATAAGCCTGTTCAAATGGGTTAACTATGCCTTGAGCTATCAAATGCTCTCTCGTCTGCTCTATCCACCATTTAATTCGTATTTCATCGTTAATATCTGTCTGCTTCCTAAACGCTAAGATAGCTTTTAGGTGCTTGTTATCTGGTGGTAGAATATCTTCTGGCATTCGGAGGTCGCCTTGTGACACGTAGCCCTTTTGCTCCAAATAATTAAGCGCTTCTGTTACTTCTTCTGGAATTTTCATTGCCTATCCTCTTTTCGCATTCCTGCCATTTATCTTAGTTGTAGAACAACTGATCTAATAATGTTTGCTTCATGAACTACCACCCGATTGTGTCTCTAATGTCGTAATTTACTGATTTATGAACGTCGTAGTAGTCATACATCGGCTCACCGTTCTTTTTTTGTTTCATGTTGCCGTGACGATCATAGCGACCGTGTGGATCTTGAATACGATTAGTGGTAAAGCCGTACAGCTTCATCTTAAAGTCATTCTTGCGAGGAACTACTACTTCAACTGGCAAGCCTGTCTTTAACGAAAACAGCTTAAAACGTATCTTAGCCGCCGTATCAACTGCTCGTTGATTAATACCGCTCTTCACGTCGTAAACGTGCTCTATGGACCCGTCAGCGCCATATACGACAAAGTCAGGAGCATATGTTATGCTTCGTTGCTTATATCCGCCTACTGGAAACTTACTAATCAGTTCAAAACTTTTATGAACTTCATATCGTTTGCCACAAGTTTTGACAAAGCGTAGATAGAAATTAGCTTCTTTTTCGCTATCAAACTTGTAGCCGTCAACTTCTACTTTCTTGCTAAAATGGTTCATCGGTTGTGTGCCCCCATCGCATAGCCACAGGCGAATATCCCACACAGTAATAACAACTTAATCAGAAAGAACAATTTCTACACCCCGCTTAGGCTTCATAGTAGCCTCGTAGTCGCTTCTTAAATCCATGATGTTAAATACTGCCTTTAACCCGTCAAACATTCCTCTCGTGTATTCCGGCGACTTTTTAGCGGTATTTTTACGTTCAAACTCAAGTAAGTGTCGTAAACTCTCTTTCCGTTCTTCACCCGGCCATTCATCACGTGCTGGCAAAGGCGTATTGATATATCGTACTAGCAAATCATCAATTCGTTTGCGAGTAATAAACGGAATATCAAGGTACGCTTCTTCCTCTTCAACGTTGAGCGCTTCATTACTGTACATATCATCTGCCTTAACCTTTGGGTCAATTGAAGCAATCCACAGCAACTCTTTGCCATTCTTCAAGTCACGCTTCATATCTTCTTTAGTGCGATAAATGATAATCCCATAAGTTTGACTTTTTTTCGCTGCCACTTCTGGAAAGCCATTAATAGTGTCGATAAAATCATCAGTTGTTAAAATGTCACTAATATTCATCTTCGTCCTCCTCTTGATCTAATAGGTCAATCTGACCATCGCTTTCTTCGTCCTCGTCCACTAACTCGGTTTGGTTACCTTCTAACTTAATTTGTACGCCACCGTTTGAATCCATAACCAAACTCAACGTGTTCATGTCGATATCATCAATATCAGCAGTAAGTTGAATAGTTACCTCACCATTCTTTTTGAGCTGTGCTTTCTCAACCGCACCCTTAAATTCAACTTTGTTAAAAATAGCGTTATCCATGTTTTAAGCTCCCATCTTCTCTTTTAAGTCTCCGTTGTGATACATCATTCTGATTAAGTCGTTGCTGATACGATAAACTCCGCAGCCACCGCATACGTAACACTTACTATTAAGATAAATTCCACTGCCTTTACAAGCAGGACAAATAATATTCATGCTTACACCCTCAAATCTTCTAAACCCGTAAAATCAACAATATTGTCAGAGCTATGTGGCAATAATCGACTAATTAATTTCGGGTTATACATAGTTTCTAAGTCTTTAGTACTGCAATTAGTTGTAATGATTGTCGAATTGACAACCTCATTTCTATTCAAATCTATTCTTGAATTAGCGATCCTAAACAGATACTCTTGTAAGTCTTGCCGAACTGATTTTGATTCGTTTTTCATTGAACCTTCTGTTCCAAAATCATCAAGTAGCAATACATCGACCGTCTCCATCAAGTTCTGTAAGTAATCCAACTTATCTTGAACGTCTTTATTTTCAATTCGCTTTTGCATTAATCTTGCTAGTTCAAGTGTTGATACCGTCATAACGGTTAAATTCTTCTTACATAACGCATTCAACATCGCCATCGCCAGCGAAGTTTTACCGACACCCGGCTTCCCGCTTAATAATGCTTTTTGTGGTTCTGCAAACATCTTTTTAGCAAGCAAGAAACACCGATTAGCAACTTCTTTAGCCTTAACAACATTTTTCTGCTTATCTGGCTTCCAGTCTGTGAATAGAAAATCAATTCGTTGGTTACCATTAAACAAACTACTGTTGATATATGTTCCAGCTTTATAAAGAACGTTCTGCTTGTTGAAACTTCGCTCAACTCTTTTTCGATAGTTCCTTACGTTAATTTCCATTTTGGCTAGTTGCTCTGGGTCATTAACATCTATTCCGTAGAATTCCTTCAAGTGCTTAGCAGCGTCACGCTGAGCGGTACTAAAAGTTATTCCCGCCATTAACAAACGCCTCCTTTAGAACGGCAATTCGTCATCACTCACGCCATCAAGAAGGTTTTCACCTTTACCATCATCACGAACAAAGTCTTTGTAATCATCATAGTAGCCTTCTTGTTCATACTTGTTAGCTGGCTTTGGGTTGTCTACTTCTAACTCATCGTCAAAGCGACCATTAAACCAAGTAGAACCATTCATTGGGTGATACCAGTTATTTTGTTGACAATAAGTTAGATACTTCTTTAACCGCTCCAACAGATATTCGTTGGTATGCTTTACAGAAGCCTTCCTCCACGCTTTGTAATGGTTAAAGGCTTGCTTCTTCCCCTTCTTGTTTGGATACTTAGACCAAACTTCCTCGAATTCTTTTTCTAGTTGAGACACAGACTGTGCATTGCCGTGCGATGCACTATTTGTATTTGTTCTCTTATACTGTTCTTTTAAATTGTTATCTTTATACAAACGCTCGTTTACTACCCCTTTAAACGCTTGTTTACTACCCTCACCAACGTCTGTTGTTAGCCCTAGTAAACGTGCGTTGATAAGGGCGGGGCCAGCCTTAATTATTCTGCCAACAATTGCATTTGTATTTTTATCGTGGACTTTTGTTCTAACTATAAGTTTTTTCTCTTCGAGTAATTGGAGATAATTATTTACAGCTTGAGGAGTACAATCTAACCTTTTAGCAATCGTTTTATTGCTCATGAAGAATTTTCCAGTTGTATTAAGCATTGAGACTATTTCGCCAAGAAGTAATAATGACTTAGTCTTTTTTAATAAATCTTTATCCCTTGCAGCAAAAACAGGAACATTCAGAAATATTCTTGAACCTTCAAATTCATCAGCCATTTAACAAACCTCCTAGAACGGTAATTCATCATCGCCAATATCAATTGGAGCATCCTGTTGGCTATATCCTCCTTGATATGGTTGATTATTGTTTTGTGCATTATTTTGCTGTTGGTTATTTTGACTTCTTGTCTCATCAAATTCTGTGTTACTAACAACTAAATCGTTCGTATATACTTTGTTGCCTTGTTGATCGGTATATGAGCCTGTTTGCCAACGACCTTCAACAATCATTTTTTGTCCTTTGTGAAAGTGCTGAGCTATGAAATTAGCTCGTTGACCAAAGGCGGTACAACGGATAAAGTCAGCGTCATAATCACCGTTTTTGTTTTTGAAACTGCGTTGACTTGCTAACGTGAACCGAACTACTTGGGTACTACCACTGGTATTCAATTCGGGTTCGGCAGTTAAACGTCCTTGTATTTGACAGCTATTCAGCATTTTTAAGTTCCTCCGATTTCTGTTTTCCTAAATGAAGCTCTTTTGCAATTTCTGGCGTTACTTTTATTGGTTTGATGTGATATTTCGCCATGAAGTTCTTAGCCCCAATTGTGTGAAATATCGTATGGTGAACCCTGCATAACGGTTCTATATACATACCTACATGATTTATCTCATTTCGATTGCGCCCCATTCCTACTGCTGTCACGTGGTGAATATCAGCATGTTCTTTTAAGCAGATTGCGCAACGTTTAGTCTTAATGCACATCATCACACGAGGAAAGTCATCCGGCAGACTGTCCCATATCTTTGTGTGAAACGGAATATCTTCAAAAAAGAAGAATTCTAACATCGTTGTAATCATTTGACTGGCAACAGTTTCACTACAATCGGATAAACTGAACATTTCAGTGTGAAAGAAGTCTGCAATCATTGATTTAAAAAATAATTTTGCTTCGTTAAGGCTATATCCCGTATATAGACAATAATCTCCAAGTAACGCATATATTTTCTTTCGTTGGTCTGGGGTAATGTGTCTACCATCATCAACAAGCAATTCAACAGTCGGCTGTTTACCATTTGCAAATTTGATTAGCTTATTAATATCCATTTCTTCGTCTAATTGAATTTTGACAACATTACCTTGTGTGCTAATCAGTTTGCCGTACATTTTTAACCCGCTTTCTGCTCCTTTCTTAGAAGCTTATACATTGCCGTTGCTCCACCTAGTAAAGCAAGATTTGAATTCTGCTTGTAAGCTGGTTCATTTTCATATTCTTTTATCAAAGCTGATTTAACTTCTGCTGGTGTTGTGTGCTGCATATCAGCTAACATCTTCAATGCGTTATCAAGCCGTTCTTTTATTTCTTGTGGGCTTTCTTGTTGCGATTGCTGACGTTGCTGTGGTCTACGATTGGTTTGTTGTTGCATATTCTGCTGATAAGTAGCTCCAATATCACTGTTAGTAGCATCGGGGTCTTCTTCATGGTCAGAAATATTAAATAGTTGCTTGTAGAAGTATTTCTGAGCACTCGTACAAGCTTTAGCAACGGCTTTTTCCCCTGTATCCATTCCTGATCCTGGCATCTTCCCTACAATATCTTGATCCTTTCGGCCATCAGTAATAGTGAAAGTACCTATAACGTCAACAATGTGGTTAACTGTTCCTTTTCGTCCTTGTATATCACGCTGATTAGTAATCTCATAACTTGGAATAATGTCAAAGCCATTAAGCCCGATTACCTTTTTTACCGCCGCTTTTATAGCTGCCTCACTTTGAAAACGATAGTTTTGATAACCGTTATTCCCGTCTTTTTTTACAGGTCCAATATCTGAAATAGCTCGGTTGAGCTTTTCAGCAAGTGAAAGATTCTCTTTCTTTTCTTTGGGTGTTTCCACCTTTGGGGCTTCTTTCTTTTCAGCCATTGATTAGTCCTCCTTATTAATAGGCAAGCTTCGTTCTTCTTCGTGTAGCCTTCTTACAGCAAGCGAACAAACTGCATCGTTAACTGCCATTCCTGCTCTGTCTTCTGGATCTGTAATGTCTCCATAAGCTTGCTGACTAATTTTTCTGATATATGCAGTTGCTTCTCCATAAGTATTTTTTGTTTTAGCTTCCGCAATTAGTTCGTTAGCCAAATGCTGGGCTGTTTCTTTGAACTGTGTTTTCCACCGCTCGATTGTTATGTTTTCTTTACTCATGAATTAGCCCTCCTTCATCAGCCAATCGATATGCTTCTGCTTCCGCTTCCTTGAGATCTTGCTTCAAGTGGCTTCCTCTATCCATCTGGGTAAGCAGACGGCTAAGTTCGTGGGCTAAGCCAATTGAAATCTGATCATTTGATAATGCGTAATCGATTACAATCAGTGACAGATACAGATCGTCGTGGATTCGTGATAAGCGATTTTTCAAATACTCGTTCATGGTGTATACTTCCTTTAGATAAATATTTTTATTTGTTACTTATTGCCATCGGATGTGTCGGATCCGGTGGCTTTTTTTGCGTTTAAATCCCATAGCATTAGTGAGTAGAAGAACAGCAAGAATACTGCTCCGCCGTAGTCACCAACGCCTGCACAATAGGTGATCCATGCACCCATCAGCATTGCTAAGAGCTTAGAATTAATGATCTTCGTCATTCGATCACCGCCTTTCGAGGATCAACTAGAAACAAGAAGAATCTAGCAACTTGAGTAGTAATTGCTGAACTCCCTAAGTTGTTATTGCGATAAATTGCAATCGCGTTGCTAACAAACTCTTCTTGTTCCTCAACTGAATAATCCTTGAAGTTAACTAACTTCTTTGATAGATTGACAAACTTATTTAGTTTCTTCGTACTCATAAGTACCTACCTCCTTAATGTTTCTTTCGATACTTCGGCTTCAACACATTCAGCTTTTCGCCTTCAATAACGTTGACGATTGCTCCAATTAAGAAGCAGCCAATAATTACGAGCCAAGGAATTGCTAGTCCTAACATCAACTCACCTCCTTAGAACGTGCTTCGTAGATCATTTCAACGATTACATCGCTTAAATCCTTGGGAATTGTTTTCTTTGAAAGATCAGGAATAATGTTCCCGTCCTTGTCTACGTTGATTATCTCCATCTGATCACCTCCTAAGCTTCAATTACTGGTGCATTTAAGAACTTGTTAATGAAATATTGTTGTCCCTTGCCAGTCACTTTCGTTGTAATGTTGACAGTTGTATGCCCGTCAGAATGATTAATTACTGTTTCTTTAGTTTTGAATAGTCCTAAATCCATCGAACGCTGAGTAGGAACATTACGATTACTTCCTCTTGTTCCCAAGTAGCCATTCTTTCTCATCCAAGCAAACAGTCTATTTTGCCCAATGTTTACACCGTTTTGGCGAAGGATTTTGGCAAGCTGACCAATGAGAATACTTGAATTGCTTGTAGAAACTGCATCAGCAAATAATGCTTTTGGTTTCATCTGTTCATTTTCTTCTTGGAGATGTTTTCGTTGTTCCTGTTCCTCTTTCAATTGAGTAGCAAGATTAATGATTGTATCTGGACTAAGAAGGGCTTTCTCAATCGTTTGTGGCGTCATATAGGCACCGTGTTTACGAATTGACGGTAGAACTTCACTCGTTACCCAGTGCTTAAATTCTTTTGCGGTTGGTAACTTGCTTCCGAGAATTAACGAGTAAAGACCCGATTCGTTGATGATGGTTTGATTTTGTCGTCCACCAAGGGTGTCGAGTTTTGCGACCCCCTTGTCTTCATCGTCAACATGATGTGATAAGGCATCTCTGGTATTCGAATATCCAAGAATCGTTGCTACATCCTTACCTACAAAGTAAGGTTCATCGTTAATAGTTACTGTACGGACTTGCTGTCCGTTAAAATTAAATAGTTGTTGCATTTGATTGCCTCCTACATATTCAAGACACGGTAAATTTTCTTGCGAATTTCAATCGCTTTGGGTGAATTGTCGCCTTTAATAGCTCGATTAACTTGTTGACGATTAATGTTTAGCAAACGGGATAATTCAGCTTGCGTCATGTCACGCTCAAGAAGCTTCATTTTGATGTTGCGTTCAACATCTGCTGTTGCCTTTTCAAGTTCATTTTCTACTGGCATAGATGCTTTTCTCCTCTCTTATTTTGTTTATCAACTTGTTGCCGTTTTCTATCACTCGTGATAAAATCAACTTAAAACAAAAACCGTTATTCACGGTGCTATATGGCTTTTGTTTGTGTTACTTAACTTGTTGACAATCTTATTATCAATCATTCGTGATAAATTGTCAACTGTTTTTTAATCATTCGTGATAAAAATAGTTAAAAAGAAGGTTTGATTGATATGAATACCATAGATCGCATCAAAGAATTGGCCAAAAAAAGAGGGTGGTCATTACAAAGAGTTGCTGAAGAAGCAGGTATAGGTATTAACAGTATATATCGCTGGAATTCAAAGACACCTAGTACACAGTCTTTAAATAAAGTTGCTAAGGTCCTAGGAGTATCCGCAGACTATTTGCTTGGTGAAACTGAGAAAAAGAAAACAGCTGATCTTGCAGACAAAGATACTGTCTTTACATATGAAGGGAGAGAAATTCCACCAGAAGATCTAGAGTACATGAAAAGATTATTGCGTGGTGATGATAAATGATATATCAACAAACAGAAGAAGCTTGCGATTATTTGCTAGAAAAAGCTAAAGAATACCATATCGATGTTAAATGGAAGCATTTTTCACCTACTACCCCTCCAGGTAGCAGTTATGAATACAGACGTGTAGTAATGAATCTTGATTGGCATAGACCCGAAGAACTAATTTTTCAATTAGCGCATGAGCTTGCCCACGTTATTCATGGAGACACTGGAGATGTGGTCTTTTATCATGCAAGTTTTACAGGAAAAGAATCAGTTGAATATAAAGCGAACGTTGGAGCAGTCGAATTATTGGTTCCCTTCTATTGCCAAGGAACTGAAATTCAATGTGTTAACAGCACTAATTTCATGCAATCTTTTCATGTGCCTCACTACCTTGCGAGTATCGTAAGTGAAAAGATCCGAGAATATTATAAAAATTAACCTACGTCCAATCGTGATCGACGTTAAAAGCTATTGGGAGTAATTAAAATGAAAAAGATAGGTTTAATATGTACCACATTGCTAGCGGGTGTTAGCTTAGCAGCTTGTAGTAATCAACAATCAAAAAGCACAAAGACTTCTAATGATAGTAGCCTAAAAGCTGAAAATTCTTCTTTAAAGAAGCAACTAAGCAAGAAACACAGGCAAAATAAAAATAAACGAAGTAGCAGCAATCAAAGTTCTACTGTTTCTAGTGCATACAGTTCAAACAGCCAGCAGTCCTCTACTCGGGTAAGCAGTGCTCAACACACCAGTAGTACCTCGCAGAGCAACGGCGGACAGCAACCTGCTACACAACCTCAGCAACAGCAAGCAGCTCAATCAAGCGATCAGCGTCCAGATGACGTACCCGCTAACTTTAAGGAGTACACGTCTTACACAACCGATGGTCACAAGATGACGCAATGGAACGATGCAGGGTCTTATTGTGGTGATCCTGATACTCAATACGAAACAAATATCAAGATGAACCAAGCAGCAGAACGAATTGCCAATGGTCAAGTGCCATAAAGACAGCAAGCAAGTTTTAAAATAAAAAAGCCCTCTCCAGAGAAAGGACGTGAATAGATGAAAAATAAAGATTATAACTATTTACATAATTTGCCAAAAAGTACTGATAAAAATCACCTTTTCTGTGCTCCGTTTGGGAAACAAACATCATTTAAAGGAACTGGAACTTTAGACCCAAATGAAAATTTTAGAGTAGTTCAAAATAGAAAAGGTCATCGTCGTAATAACAATTTAACTTATATTCTCTTTTATAAGCAAAACAATATTATGATTAGAATTGACATTAATGGTCAAAGGCATGAAGGAATTGAAACTCCTCACGTACATATTTTTGATGAAACTCATAATAATGGATTGGAGGCAATACCATTAAGCAAATTGCCAAATTACGATACAACCGATGATGTAGTGCAATCTTTATGTGAATTTTTAAAATATAATAACTTTAACACTAAAGGGTTGATGATCTCTCCCTCCACCGCTTAAAATATACACAAAATCTTAAAAAGAAGGTGATTTATATGGAAACTAGGGAACTCCTAAACAATTATTATGACTGGTTAAAGAAAAAATATGTTATAAAGAGGCACGCAACAAGCGATGAAATAATTACACCCTTTTTAGATAACATTAATGATAACATTTCTGTATATGTTGATCACCTTTCTGACAAGCAGATTTTATTAAATGATGACGGCTACACATTAAATAATCTAGAAATGATGGGTATCAACTTAACCGATACGCGAAAAAGGCTTTTGGAAAACATTTGTAAGCAATTCAATATTAAAATTATAGAGAATAGTGTTTTAGCTATAAATGGTACTGAACAAGATTTTCCAGTTATGAAATACAATTTAACTTCCGCAATTTTAAGAATTAATGATTTATTGTTTACTAAAAAAGCTAATGTCGAAAATATGTTTTATGACGATGTCTTAAACTATCTTCAGGATAATGACTTCGGCGGTCTCCCCACCACTATGCTTGGTCATAGTGGTTTAACGTATGATTTTAAGTATGCAATTCCTCAAAAAGGCGAAAATCCTTTGAAATTAATTAATATGCAAAATAATATTTCATCAAGCCAAATGATGAAAGAGGCTTTCACTTTTAATGATATAAAGCAGAATTCATCTTTCAATTACAAGGATCCTCAATATATTGTCATATTTAATGATAATGAGAAAAAGGTTTCTGAAAGATCACAGCAAATTGCTGATGCATACGGCTTAGACTTAATTCCTTGGAACAACAAGAAATTGGTAGAAAGCTTAAAAGTTTCATAATCATAACTAGAGCTAAAAAATTTAAACCCGTCGATTTCGACGGGTTTAAAAAGACACTATAAAGAACATATGTACGGAAGGACGTGATTAGGGACATGAAAGTAGCACTTTATGTCCGTGTCAGGTATCGACACTAGAACAAGCAGAAGAAGGTTACTCAATTAATGAACAAAAAGATAAGCTTAAAAAGTATTGCGAAATCAAGGATTGGACGATTGTTAAAGAGTACGTAGATCCTGGTCGCTCTGGATCAAACATCAATCGTCCCAGCATGCAACAGCTTATCAAAGATGCAGATACAGGATTATACGATGCTGTGCTTGTCTATAAGCTGGACCGTTTGAGCCGTAGCCAAAAAGATACTCTCTATCTCATTGAAGATATTTTTCAAAAGAATAACATTCACTTTATCAGCCTTTCAGAAAACTTTGATACATCAACCGCCTTTGGTAAAGCAATGATTGGAATACTAAGTGTGTTTGCTCAATTAGAACGTGAGCAAATTAAGGAACGAATGTCGATGGGAAGAGTTGGTCGTGCTAAGTCTGGTAAGATCATGGAATTCAATAATCCTGCATTTGGTTATGAAATTGATGGTGATAATTATAAAGTAGATCCGTTAAGGGCTGAAATAGTGAAACGAATTTACAAGATGTATCTTAGTGGCACGTCAATTAATAAGATAAAAGAAACACTTAATTCAGAAGGACATATCGGAAATAAAAAGAACTGGTCTGATACCAGAATAAGGTATATTCTTAGCAATCCAACCTACCTTGGCAAAATAAGATATGATGGAAAAACATATGATGGTAAATTTTCTCCAATTATTGACGAGGAAACGTTCAACAAGACACAGAATGAATTAAAAGAACGCCAAACGGCCACCTACAAGCGGTTCAATATGAAGCTTAGACCCTTCCAATCAAAATACATGTTGTCAGGATTACTACGTTGTGGCTATTGTGGTGCTACTCTCTTCGTTAACTCTTACGTATATAACGGTAAACGCAAACTTCGTTATAACTGTCCTAGCACATACAAATCAAAGCAAAAGACAAGGACGTATAAAATAATGGATCCTAATTGTCCTTTCAAGCTCGTATATGCTAAAGACTTAGAACCTGCTGTGATAAATGAAATCAAGAATTTAGCGTTGAATCCTCAATCAATACAGAAACCAGTTAAGAAGACACCTGATATTGATGTGGAAGCAATTCAAAAAGAATTAACGAAAGTCAGAAAACAGCAGCAAAGATTGATTGACCTCTACGTTATTTCTGACGATGTCAATATTGATAATATCAGCAAGAAAAGTGCTGATTTAAAGCTTCAAGAAGAAACGCTAAAAAAACAACTCGCACCGCTTGAAGAGCCGGATAATGACGATAAAATTGTAGCTTTTAACGAAATATTAGCTCAAATAAAAGACATTGATAGCCTTGACTATGATAAACAGAAATTTATCGTAAAAAAGTTAATTAAAAAGATAGACGTATGGAACGATAATAAAATTAAGATCCACTGGAATATTTAA